TCTGCTAATAGGAGGTAATTGCCTTACATACCTAACATTAGTGATTGTTCTTCCTCTAACTATTGGAATACCTTCCATAAATAAATAAGTAGCTACTTGCTGAGCCTCTGAAGATAATTCTTTAAATTGTTTTGCATACTTCTCAGCAAAATTAACCATTATTTCATTATTTCTCCAACCTAAAAAGCCTGGGCCAGTACCTTTAAACTGACTATACATTCTATAAAATGCAGTTCCCATAGCATATGCATACTTAGTTCCATCATCAATATCTTTTTGAGTAACTGGAAGGTCTAACTTATCTTCTTGTATGTAATGTATTGCATCATCATGGGCTTGCATATATATATTAGGAGTTACATTGTCAGTGTCGTTCCATCCTATTAATCTAAAAGGTGAACCATCTTCATTTGCAGTTTCAGCTTCATTGTAAACTCTAACAGGTTCTATAATAAACCTTTCTTGAGCATGTATAGCTCCCTCTTTAAACTCTGCATCAATAACATCAGCAATATATCTTTGTTCCATCAGGGTTGCTAAATACATTCCTTTTCTATCTTGAACATATTCTAAGTACTCTCTTGAAGCTTGTAATTGTTCAGTCAAGTTAAACTTCTTCTCCATAGACCTTCCATCTCTGATACTGCCTGTTCTTCCATGTAATGTAAATAAAGGTTTAATTACAACATATTCATTAACATTTAATTCTCTTTTAGAACCGTCTGGAAGTTCAGCATAAAACAAATCTGAATGCAAAGTCTCTTTATCATAATTGATTTTATCTAAAAGTAAGTATTTTCCATTATCAACAGCAGCTTGTAAATAAATCCTTAAAGACTCTTCAATGTTATAATCTTGAAAGAAAAGAGACTTAGACTTTGCATATAAGTCTGTAGGTTTCCTTAACTTAATTTTTATAAGTTGATTAGTATTTTGATTTCTATAAGTAATACTATTAAATACAGTTCTTAATTGCCCATATATACGTTGAGTCTTAGCAATCTCAGATATAGCTTGGTTTCCTCTAGTTAGTGCAGAAATTAAACCAGCTATATGCCTACTGTTAGTCCAATCAAGTTTTTCTGTTCTATACCTTTCTGCTATTTTCTTTAGATTTACACCTCTAATTTTAGCTTTGATTTCAGGCTTATCAAAATACTCAATTAATGCATCATTCAACACTGGGTTGTCACCTAAATAAGACATTTGTAATTTATCGCCATCACCATCACCTTCAAACCTTCTAAAGATTGTATGGGGATTCATAAATACAATATCTTTACTAGTATGTAGACTATGTATTCTAAGCATTGCAGCACCATTAACGTGTGGTATAGGAGACCTATATCCTAAAACATAAACATCATTCTCTACAAGCCATTCATTTACTTTTTCAAGATGGCTGTTTCTTTTTGCTGTCTCTAGACTTATTCCTGTTGCCTGGCTATAAACACTATACACAAATCCTGCATTCTTAGATGATATAGAAACCTCATTCTCTTCTAATTTACCAGTCATATCCCATTGAATTTCCTCTATTGCTCCTACACCTTTTAATTTCAATGCAGTTCTAATAAAGCTAGATTGAGTATTAGTTTCTAATAATTCTAAAGAAGTAGGATGCAACCCTAATCCTAATTCAAATGCATCCTTCATAACTGTATCTATAGCATCAAAATTCTTTACACTTTTACTAAGATAACTAGCAAATGCTGCTATTTTCTTTTGAACACTATCTGCCTTACCATGTGCAAGTTCTAAGATAGAACCTGTCTTATTCCTTATTGTAGGCAATAAATGGTCTACAATTAAACCAGAAACATACTCATCATCAATAAAATTTAATAATTGCTCTGCGAATGAAGGATCGTTATGGACTTTATCAGTGCTAGTTAGGAAACCAATTGAATCTCCTTTTATTGTAAATGTTTGTCCATTCTTTTTATATATCTCATATTCTTTAGTGAAGACTTTAGCTTCATCATCGGTCATTATATAATCAACTAGTTCTACACTTTTCTTTTCAGCCTCAGTTACATTTGCTTGATTAGCAACTCTTTTTACAAACAATCTTAACCATACTTCTTTAGATGCTATATATTCCAATCTATCCTTTAAAGATACATCTTCTTTAAAATTTGCTCCTTCTAAAATCTTAATTGCTGCATTATTAATCCCATCTATACCACCACCATTATCATCTGTAAAGAAACTTAAAAGTTCTGTTCCACTTTTTTCTGTTAATTTATGCTCACTTATATAATCATCTAATGCTTTTTGAGTCCATTTAGTAGGTACAGGACTTGCAAAGATATTGCCATCAGTATCAATATATCCTATATATTTCTCATTAGGAGCTCCATAATTCTCATAAATATTAATAGTTTCCCCAAAAGCTAATCCATGCTTAGGAATGTATCCTAAATGCTTTACAAAGAAAGAACCATCTTTATCTACTTGATACATAACACTCTTTGATTTTGCACTATTGTAGTGAAATCCAGCATGACTATTTATATCTTTAAAAGTATGAGCAGACATCAAACTACCACCATCTCCTACATATATAGAGTTTAATTCTCCAATATCTTGCCAAGCTTTTACCTCAGTCCCATCTCCAGATACAAATGATAATTTCTCTTTATTAACTAATTTTATTTTAACATCTCTAAAACCTTCTAATTTAACAGTAGGTGTAAATGGTATCTTTAGTCTTTTAAATACATTATCTAAATCATCCTTATCAAACTCAGGATAATATTTCTTTAAAACTTTATAAACTCTTACTCTACCAGCTCTCCATTTTACACCCCTAGCATCTAAGCCAGGATACTCTAAAAGATTATTTATTTGAGATTGATTCAATCCTTCATTTTTCCAAAATCTTATCAATGCATCTTCATTAGACGCTAAACTCATATCTTCTCTTGTTATCTTAGCTAATCCTAAAGCACTTTCTCCTCTAATAAAAGCTATTACCATATTACTATTTAATAAGGTATCACTTAAAAGCTTTAAATCCTCCATATCTAAAGCAGAAAATCTTTCTTTCCATTTAGAAATTGGTCTAGGGCCCCAACTATCTTCTGAATATCTATCTAATATATCAGAAACTCTAAGCCATACTAAATTCTTATCTTCTCCAGCGATAAAATTCGTATCCATTTTAGGGTTTTCTTTATTAGTAACAACATTAGTTTCTGTTTTATGCTTTAAAATAATACGATTCCCTGTAGTTTGAGCTATAATATTAGACCTTTGATTATCTTCATCTTTAGTTCTATTAACTCTAATATTATTTTTCAATGCATGGTATTTAGTTTTTAGCATATTATATTGAGGTTTAGATAAAGACTTTAATTTTAAGCCAGTAAATTCCTCTAAAGTATTAGATATCCAATCTTGTGCATTATTAAATTTATGTATAGAACTATGCCATTTAATTGCTGTTTCTATATCTATAACAATACCTAAAGCTTTATCTATTTTTGAATTTAAATTATTTAAATATCTGAAATCACTTGCATTTGAATAAACAGTATCTAGCCCCTCTCTGATTTCGTTTAAAGTGATATTAATAAGGTCATCGGCATCTAAAGCATCTACAAACATACTTGCTCCATCTTCCTTACCTATTTTAGTCCATCCTTTCATTTTATTTATATCAAAGAACTCCATTGACCAATTAAAGAAGGACTCTTGGAATTGAATAGGAAGCTTATCTCTCATCATCTGAATAAAATCTTCCATTGCAACCTTACTGCTGTAATTATTTTCTTGAGCTTTAACTAAGACTTGAACTCTATCCCAAGCTTGTTTATATAATAATCTTACTTTATGCCAACTTCTAGTATGGGCTACTATTTCTTCGACAGATCGTTGAGCTGATTCTCTAGGTCCGTTATATTCTTCCGAATACTTTTCCCTTCCTGCTCCCTTCTGGTGCGATTCAACAGCAAGCTCTTCTCGAAAGCTAACGCTGACTTTATCCACTTTATCATAGATTGATTGGATTTCTTCTTGGATTTGCTCATAATTATCTCCTGTATTTGCAAAAAGCTCTATTAATTCATCCTCTAATATACTTAATTTTTTATGACCTATCTTCATATAAATTTCATTTACTTTAGATGCAAATTCTGCATCATGTCCCCTGCCCCATTTATGTGCAAATTCATGCACCATAGTATGCACAAACACTCTTGCTCTATATTCAGCAGAAGCACTTTTAAACTTATTCTCTGCTTCTTCAGCCATAAAATCTGATAATTGATCTTCTATCTGCCCTATTCTACGCCCAATAGCTGATAAAGCTTCATCTTTACTAGAAAATCCAAGAGATTCAGCTTTTAATAATGCTTTTAACTCATTATACATATCTATATCAGAAAATCGATTTAATTTTTCTGCTACATCTAAATAGTCTAGCCATTTATCACTTTTAATTTTCTCTTCAAACTCTACAAGCTTATCATGGTCATCAGTTAATTTTTTAGTTAAATCAGAATTTTCCATTAACTCCATTTTAATCATATAGATTAATTGCTCTTTCTCCATAGCAAAAGGATTTATTGCATAAACTTCTTTGCCACCAAAAATTTCTACATTAGGCCTAAAGCCATGAACAGTAGGGTCTAGAGTTATTACAAGCTCTACAGCTTTGAAACCAGCTTCTGTAACTAGCTTATTGAAATGAGCAAAAGACTTTCCTATAGACTCAAGGAATGGAGTTTCTTTTGCAAGTAATGCTTTTATATCAACTAAATCTTTCTCATCAACTATCTCTGGTAATATAACCTTAGTACCTCCAAAAATAGGAGCATTGTTTATTGAATCTTGAAGTTCTTTTACACTTAAGTCTAACTGTCTTTTTCTTTCCTCCTCTATCACTTTTGATATTTCAGATTCAACTTTATTAAATATCTCTTTATTATAATCAGAACGATTTCTGATAAAAGGATAATCTTTTGAATCAACGAGTGTAGTTTTCTTGAAGTTAACATTAACTTTAAAATCAGGTTTTTGCTTAACTTTAAATGAAAATGACCTAGAAAGTTCAGGTAAAGGCAGTCCTTTGTTTAAGGTAGAAACTTCAATTTCATAACCACCAAGTATATTATACCCATATTTTTCAGTTCTATCAAAAGTAATTTCTATCTCATTACCTTTATATTCAAGATTGATAGGTGGATGTGCATAATTTTCATCTAATGTAGGAGTAAGAACTTCATCTAAAATAATATTATCCTTAAATAACCTTTCTTTTTCCCATGTAACTTTAGCTTTTATAGGTTTCTTAATTTTACTTATTAAACCTTTTAAAGCTTTATAATAATCTTCAGTTTCAGCTCTCCATTCTTTTGTGATTTCAAACTCAAAGAAAGTCTGATTCTTTGCTTGAGAATTTGTAGTAGATAAAGAAACATCTCCTTCTAATAATGCACTGCTTGTGCCTTCAACTTCAGTTCTCTTTCCATCTTTAATAGTAGTTAGTTTGAATTTATTAGGATGCAACATAAATGCAGCTTTAGCCTGACCATAACTTCCTGCATCATATTCTCCTTTAGAGCGATTACCATAAACAAATAAGTTCTTTTCAACTTCTTCAGCTGTCATACCGCTTCCATTATCAGCAAATTTAAGAACAATAGCATCTTCCTTTATTCTTATATCAACAATAACCTCAGAGGCTCCTGCATCAAAAGAGTTTTGAAGAAGTTCACTAATCATAACTTTTGCAGGTTGATTCCCAAGCAAGTCTTTTCTTGCATTCATTAATATTGCTTTAGTATTTGTTGTGAATTTAATTCTCTTTTTATTCTTCCCAAACAGTTCAAGATTAGAACGTATATCTTCAGAACCACGTTGATATCTAAGTGCGATTTCATTAAATAGGTCTCTCATAGACTCTGCTTCACGTTCAGATACCTTTATTCCTTCGAAATTTACCTCTAAATCGCTAAATAATTTCTCAAGAGTACTAAGGCTATCAATAGACTTTATCCAGCCTTTAAAGTCATCTCTTCCAATACCTATAGATTCTATTGCAGAATCAAAGTATGCTTGCCTAATAGTTTTACCTTGCATAGCTATATCTTCTGCCTTCTTTTGAATCTGAGCCTTAGCTCTAATATCTTTCATGTTATCTAATTCATCTTGTCTTTTCTTAACCTCAGCATTGATTTCTTCAGGAGTCATTACCTTCTTTTTATCAACAATATCCGATACACTTTTCAAACCTTCCTTTAATGCTCTAATTTCATCTTTAATAAGCATCTGGTCTTCAACACCTTCTTCTCCAGTCACAGCAGAGCTTTTTTCTAATTGCTCTAAGCGTTGCTCAGCTTCCTTTTTTGTCATTTTTGTAGGTTTACCTTCTGTTTCAAAGGTACCTGGAATAGTAACAATTCGATCTTCATCAAAAATATCAAAATCCATAGCTAAGCGTTCTGTTGTATATTCTTTAAGTTGTTTTTCTCGTGCTTCTTTAGCATCCATGTTCATATCTGGAGTCATATTAGGATTAGGAACATAAGGTTTTTTTAATTCTTTTATTTTTTTATCAAGAAAATCTTTTCTTTTTAAACGTTCATCAACAATTGCAGATGGTTTTGGCCCTCGTACTACTCGAACACGCTTCTTTAAGAAAGACTCTACTGTATCTCTATCGTTATCTATAGTATTAGCTATCTGTTTATCTTCCTGATATATAATTAATTCATCATCCACAACGTCATATTCAGACATATCAATAAGTTTTCCAAGCTCTGGGGCTATTCGCCTAGTCTTCTCTAATGCTTCTGATACCCCTACAGCATCGTCTTTAGGGAATAAAGGTATCTGAGATGGAGCTTTAGGCTTTGCACGAGCAATAGCTGCATTCATTTTATCTGTCTCTGGAGTTAAATAACTTCCAGGCTTTTTAGGGTCAGGTATCGCCTCAGGACCAACAGCATCCTCGTCAACAGTCTCTCTATAGCTACTAATAGCATGCTTAACTATTGTAGGAAGCATATTCTTAGGGCGTTGGTCTTTAGGGATAGTAGAAATCCATTTTTTTAAAGCAGATAATTCAGCTTTCTTTTCTTCTTTAGAAGTTACCTGAGATGCACCTGCATTAGCAGTAAGAGAATTAACTCCAGCAAAATTACGGCCAGTTTGATAGTATAAAGTTAGAGCTTTTTCCTCTTCTTTATCTTTAAATACATCTTTAGATGGAACTTCTTTCTTTTTCGTTCGTTTAAGAGTTTGCGTAGGTGCAGGTTCTGTTATTTTTTCTGGAGCAACTGTTTGCTCTTTAGGTAGCTTTTCAGTTTCCCATTCATCCCCAGACTTTTCAAGCTCTTCTCCAGTTGCAACTGATTGGTCTTTTATTAGCTGTAAATTCTTTTTAAATGCATCATTTCTTCTTTTGTTCGCTTCTAGTTGTTGTGTCGTTAAACCCTCTCCACCTTTATCAGTTTTCTTTTCAGGTAAAAACTCAATATCTTTAAATATATCTAAAGGTTCACCTTTCTTTGCAGCATATTCAACTCTTTCTCTAATCTTTTTAACATCCTCAGGCTTGCTTATACTTAACATTCCAGCTCTATCTGATTTCCACTTCCTCTGATAAGACTCATCTAATTCTACTGCTTCATCTACAGGAAGTTTAGAGGCAGAATTAGCTAATTCCTCAAATTTTTCTAAGTTTTCTGCATATAAGGAAAAACCTTCATCAGTTTTTTTATCTAGCTTATCTGATTCCTCTTTTAAATTAGCTAATGCAACATTAAAACCCTCAGCTTTAGTAGGAATTTGAATAGATTTAGGTTTTTTCTTAGGAAGCTTTTTAGTAGGAGCTTTTTCAGGTTTACGTCCTACATCATCAGGAATAAAGTCATCATCTGGTATTATATCTTTTTCTGGAGGAGTTTCAAATAAAGGTGCCATATCTTCTACTGCATCTGGAAATTCCTTTTCTAATATAGGCTGAATATCTTTTACAGGTATTCCTGCTTTTTCCAAAGCTTCTGGATCTTCTTTAGCGATTTCAACAATCTTTTCTTTCCACTTCTTTTTGACAGTAGGGTCGTTTAAATCAGAGCCACCTAAGTCTCCTTCTATTTTCTCCATCCTATCTAAATCTTTTGTACTTAAGTTATCTGCCTGAGCTATATAAGATTTTAATACTAAAGTGTTGTCACTTAAATCTTCTGTTGCGATAGTAGGAGCAGGAGGTTCTCCTGGAGGTCCTTTTTTAGCATCATCTTCAATTTCACTTGCTTTCTTTTCAACATCAATCTCATCACCTGCATTGTAACTTAAATTACCATCTGCATCTTCTTTTAAATCTATACTTCTTTCTCTTAAACCCTTGCCAGTTCTATAAGTACTCATAATAGTGCCAAAAGGAAGAACACTAGCGAGTGCAGACATTCCAGACTGGTGAACTTCAGGTTTTTGAACTTGTTCTAAAAAGTCTTGCCCAAAATTCTCCCAAGATTCTCTAACATCCAATCTACCACCATTTCTTTCATATGCTTGCTCAATCATTAATTGAGTTAAAGTTTGAGATGCTTCTTGGAAATACTGAGTTCCTTGATTAGTAGCCCATAATCCGATACCCTCTGTAACAATTCTTTTTTTACTTTTAATTCCTTGCTTCTTCATCTCTCCCATAAGGCTTTGAGTAAGACTTCTTCCTATATACTTATTTGCAACTTTTCCAAGACCAAGCATTCTAAGCATTAATCCAATCTGAAATCTTTCTATTGTAGCTGAAATACCACCATAAACTAAAGCAGTGCCACTTGCTATATCGTGAGCATCTGCAGGGTCCATTCCCATCTCATCAACTAAATAATCCATGGCTCCGCCATACTGGTCTCCAGCTTCCATTGCAAACATACCAGCCAACCCACCTGGCCCAGGAGCACCTACAACAGAACCAGCAATAGTAGATAAGGTGCCTACAGCTATAGATGGTAACATTGAGGTCATTCCCCTAGCCCACATATCAGGATTTAAGAGGCTTTGAGCAGTAAATGGAACATCTTCCTCCCATTTTATATACGCTTGGAGATCAACATCATCTTTTATCCACTGGTCTAAGGCTTTGTCAAGATTCTTACGATTATCTTCATTGTATTTAACTATATTATTATAACTACTATTCCTCCACTCAACCCAATCATTCCACTGTTTAGTTCCTTTTTTATCTCCTGTTAGGTCTATAGGCTTTCCATTTCTTAAGTTTATCCATATCCCCGTATTAGCATCTAATGCAATATCTTCTCTATATATTCCTTGTTTCCTAGCAGCTTCATAAACATCTCCTTGTGTACTAGGACCCCATCTAGCTTTAATATAATCATCTTCAGCTTTAATTCTGTCAAGTAGATTATATGAATATGCAGCTTTAAAATAATTTTTAGCTTCCTCTTTTAAAGTATAGTAATTAAAGAAACCTTTTTTAGTATGCTGAGATAGGGTAGGGTTATAAGCTTCTTGAATCTGTTCTACAACTTTCTCCCTTCCTTCTTGGGTAGGATCAAGGGGTTGTGTGGGTATAACAGGTTCTGGTGTTTCTACAATAGGTTCTGGTTCAACAATATCTACAGGCTTTGCATTTTTTAAATAGGTAGGATAGTTTTTATTAAGATAGTCTGTTAATGCAGGTTGTGAATACTCTGCAAAGTCAGGATTTTTACTTTTAAACTGTTCTAGCAACTCCTCTAGAGAAAGCTGTTTGTATTGTCTCATATTTTAAATTTACCTACTTAAAATGGTCTCTTGTAATTTTTATTATATTCTTGAAGTTGATTTTCAATCCAAAGCTTCAGCTCTTTTTCTGTTGCAACTTTATCAGTTCCAGGTATTATAAAATTATTTTTTAAAGCTCTTCTCATATATACCTCTAAAGTTTTAGCAGAGTTTTCTAAATTTTTAGTGTTTGCATCCTGAAAAGCTATTGCTGCACTTTCAAACTCTTTTTTAAATGCATCTGCTATATCATCTCGAACATTGTCAGGATTACGTCCTTCAAATTCTTCTTGAGTTAAGGCATTTGTAGAATCAATTTCTGATGGGCCTTGTATTCCTATTATAGTTAAGTTACCATTGTTTCCTATTTCAACGTTATCATTTTCTTCATTTATTTTATTTATAACTTTTTTAGCTTCATTTATTTCCTTATGAGCTTGAGTTTTTTCTTTGTCATTCTTAGCATTGTTCTTGGCGTTATTTGCGTCCTCTAGAGAATTATTCGCTTGTTCAACTGTATCTTGTAAAGGACTATTCCCAAGAGGTTCTTCAGACATTCCTAAAACATTTGAAAACTTTTGCCAATCTTCAACTAACATACCCAAATATGAAATTGTTGCAGACCTTCTATCTCCTGAATCACCAAATCCCATAGGTCTATCATGCAAATCTAAAGCCTTAACTAATTCTTTATTTAATCCCCTATAATGCTTTTCACTCCCTTTACCTTCATGAGGATCTCTAGTTAATAATTCAATAACTTTACCCATATTTTGTTCCCTAACAGCGACTCTTAATGACTCTACCTCTTGACTGTTAAACATATCCCAAAAGTTTCTTTGAGAATGTCCCCATTCTACAATATTTATTATATCTTTTTCAATTTGGTCTAATATTTGTGGCTGAGCTGCAGGCATCTCATTCTCAGAAACATTCCAATCTGCTAAGTTTCCTGGCTGTTTATTGCCAACAAGCTCATCAGCTAAAGCCCCTTTTTCCATAAAAGGTTTATAAAGATTTCTACGATTATTCCAATAGTCTTCCATATCACTATAGTAAACTTCTACTTGATTAGTAGGGTCAACTTTTGTACCTTTAAATTCTTTGGCCCAGAATCCTGAATCAAGACTTTGACCATCACCACCTTTAGATAAAAAGACTTGCAATTCTTGGTCTCCAAAGTTTGTAAAGTAAGTTGTCTTCCCATCTTTACTATCTTTTTGATAAACATTTTGAGGTTTAATAGGGATATAATTCATATCTCCTATTCTTGTATTTTTTCTTTCGTCTCCTGCAGGATTAGCTGATGCAAGAATCTCTCTAATTTTAGTAGCATCTTTAATACCACCCATCTTTAGTAATCTATAAGCTTTATTAACTTCTTCATACCCTACATCAGAAGGCGGGTCAAAGTCTTTAAATCCTTGATACTTGAATTCCTTTCCAGACTCATCTACTCCCGTCTCAAGAGTTTGGTCAAAAGAATAAACAGCATTAGTTAGATTGTTAAGCTCTTGTATATCTTGAAGGCTGTTAGTTAAACTCTTTGCAACTTGTGTTTTTCCATATTGATTTAATGTATTAATATGATTTTGAACTAAAGTATTTAAATCTGCAAAACCTGAAGTCTTCTGTATTTGAGGAAGTTTATTGTAATCATTTAATGCATTTTGAGATTGACTAGTAGCATTCTGAACCTTAGTATTAATACCAACTATAGTATTCAATTGGCCTAAACTAGTATTAGTAAAATTAGGGTCATAGTCGTATCGGCTAGTGATTGATTTTCTTAAAGAATCAACATCACCCATACCATATTTATTGAAATTATTCAATGCAATAGTTATCTCATCTCTTTCAGAAAGAATCCTTTGCTGAGCTTCCTTAGCTTCAAGATTTATACTTTGCTGTCTATTTTTATCTATTGCATCTTGCAATTCATCAAAATAACCCATCTACTATTCTCCTATTCTATGCAGGTTTTCCTTTAGCAGTTTTTCTGCCAGAAAGCCAATTATAATCTGTAGACCCATCAGAACCTTTCCTATAAAATTGAGGATATTTATAAAACCAATTTCCAAAAGGTTTCTTTCTCTTCCTTTCCGTTGCAAAATCTCCACGACCATATCCAAATCCTTTAGCTAAGTTTTGAGCATGCAGGTCTGCTTGAGCTCCAGTCGCTGTGTTGTAAATAACAGAAGGCCTATATTGCATTCCCATAAAATGCTTTATACCAGGAGATACAATTTTATCATGAGTTAATTTAGAATCGCCAGTATCCTCATCCTTAATCGCTTTCTTTGTAACTCCAAGCCATTGTCTTATAGGACTATCTCCGTGATAATGGTCTGTTGCTCGTGTTCCAGCATATCTTGGAAGCCATCTATCAAGGAAATCAACTCCACCACCTGAGCCACCAAGAGCTGCCCGTATATTTTCTGCGTATTTACCTCTTTGTGTTGCTAAGGCATCAAGTATCCCTCGATTCCCTGTTAATTCTCTACCTAAATCAGATTCAAACTCGCCTCCTGGAGCATATACTGGGAGTTGTTCTTTTATATCTTGAGCATAATCTTTTAATTCAGCTTGAGTGGCTCCTAGTACATTTGCAACACTAGAAGGTCCTGTTTCGGCAAAACTCCCCCTTTCAGCTGCAATCCCTCCAGTACCTGTTATATCAAAGTCTTCAGCCATTTTTTCGCCTTCAAGCTCAATTTCTTCTTCTCCTATTTCAATATCTTCAATTCGCCCTTCGTATTCATCCTGAACATCCTTCCAAGCATCTCTAGTTATATCTGACTGCTCTCTATATCCTCTACCTATATCGTATTCTAAATCTCTTTGTTCTTTACGGGCAGTATCAATAGCTTGACTTTTTTGTAATTCTAAAGCTCTTTTCTCTTGCATTAGTTTTTCTTCTTCTTCAGCACCAACTCTTCCTCTTCTACCAGAACGTAAGCCACCACCTTCAAATCCACGAATTCTTCTTCTTAAAGGAGTTTCTCCAGTTTGTAAAGCTTCTAATTGCATATCAATATCAGCTATTTCTTTACCTAAGTCAGAACCAATATCTTCTTGACCTCTTCTTGCTATATCTATCTCATCTTGAATATCAGCCCTATCTTCAAGTTCTGATTCTGAAGCTTTATTATACTCTTCAACATAATCATCCCAACCTTTTCTTACATCTCCATACCAACCTTGTCTAGAAGCTTCATCTCCTATTAAGTCTGAGAACTCACTTTGGAAATCTCCCATTCTTTCCATCTCTTGCTGTTGTAATGATTGTCTTCCTACACCTTCTCCACCAGCCAAAGAATCTAAGGCACTAACAGCTCTATCTACTGCTCCTTTATAAAGTGGAGAGACATCTCTTTGAAAGCTTTGCCTAGGACCTATAGGTCCTTCTAAGGTACCTTCTAATACGTCTTGAATGGCTTTATCTTCTAATCTTACTTCGTCATCACCATAATAACCAAGTTGACCAGGACCTAAGTCTTTTGCCACTTTTCTAAAATCAGATTGAAACTTGCCTGGAATATGTTCTAACTCCATATCAACATTACCCTTGTCAATCATACTTTCAAATGCTTCTCCATACTTTTCAGGGTCTAATCTCTTTAACTCATCACCTTCAAAACCTGAAGGTAATTTTCCTATTCCTAAATCCTGTAATGCACCCAATATTAGAGCATCTCTTTGCTTATCTTCACCTGAAGTATTAAACTTTAAATCGGTCTGTCTTTCACTCCCAAGGAAATCTCCTGCTTCAAGACCTAGCATTGAATTAATAGCCCTCATCATATCTGCACCACCTTTACCTGTGTCACCGAAAGCTTCATCAGCAAGTTGTTGAGGTGTATATAAATCTCTATAACCTCCAGGACTTAAAAGAGGATCACCAGCCTCTCCTATATATTGAGAGTAAGGAGTCTCTTGAGTGATGGCATTTTCATCTAATGCTGGAGTATACTCAGGTGCTCCAGACTCTAGATATGTTGAGCCAAACCCTGGGCCTGGACCATAGGTCTCACCAAGCATTTCTGATAACACTCCTGTATTATCAGCATCTATACCATATAAGCTTCTAAATGCAGGGGCATAATCTACAGGGTCCATATATGTCGCTGAAGGTTGGTATCCAGAAGCATCAAAACCACCCTGAAAAATACTAGAGGTTGGCCCTAAGCCACCTCCATATATATCACTTAATCCATACTCAGAACCAACAGTTACAAGAGGATTTTCTCCTCTGAAACCCAACCCTTGTGCTGTTGGATATTGTTCTAATCCTGGCATCATTGCATCTTGACCCCAAAGCCCAATTCCTTCTAAATAAGTAGATAAATCCCAAGAAGGCATAAAACCATAATCGCCAATATCACTACTTCCTAGCGTTCCCAGTCTTCCTGTGTCGTTTCTTGGTGTTAAATTTCCGTATCCATTAGCCATTTTATTCTCCTTATGGTTTTAATCTTTCTGTAAATAACATTTTAAATATTTCAGGGTACAGCATCTTAAACTCTTTTGCTGCCTGCCCTCTTAAAGTTCTATCGTCCATTACATTCCCAAGTCTATTGTTTTGTCTATAATCAGTAATAAATTTAGAAATAAAATTATCATACTCTTTTAAAGCTTCTGCCTTATTTGAAGGGTTTTTAAGATAGTTAGACACATCTAATGAATTCTCAAGCTTCATTCTCTCTTTATTTCTCTCAAAACTAGCATCCCTAAAACCTTGGACTTTCTTACTAAGCTCTTGCTGCTTATCATATAAAGCTTGAACTCTTTGATTAACAATAGCTTTATTAGATTCAATTTTTTGAATTCTTTCTTCAGGTGAAAGATTTAAAAACTCTTGATACTCAGGAGTCATCTGTTCTTGTTCTATTTCTTCCCAAGCCTGTAATTGATTGGCAATGTCTTGGTCGAAGCCTTCAAAATCCATGTCAGACATCATGCTATAGTTTTCAAGTGGAACTCCTTCATTAACATAGTCTCCTTCTAAAACATCAAGAGATTCAATTAAAGCCCTATCAAGTTCATCTCTATCTCTAAAATATGCATCTGCACTTCTCTCAAGCGCAGTTCTCTGGTCTCCAACTTGATTATTTGTAATCATATCTGTCCAGATGTCTGTATTTGTTTTATTTATCTGAGAACTAGCTATCGCATCTTTTGTCATTTGATTACCATCATAAGTCCAATCACCTTTAAATTCTACAGGAGGGACATCCACCCTTCCAAAGTCGCTATATTTACTAGGGTCAGGCAATACTTTTTCTCCTAATAAATTATAATTGCCTTCCAAATATCTTTCATAGCCAGTAGGAGCAAGGTCTACCATTTCTTCTGCACTTAAACCAACTTCATTAGCTAAGTAATTTAACTGACTATCAGTCCAGTTTTTATCTGCACCAACCCAATCAATTTCAGCTCCATCTTTATGCAAAGTGATTAATTCATCACTTGACAAACTAGAAACGTCAATATCTGTAATGTCATCTAAAACACTCTCCTCAACTAGTCCAGCACTAACCATTGCATTAGTCTCATCCCAAGTTAGCTGTAAACCCTTATTGTACTTATCAATCCCAGTTTCAAGATGAACTTTATCCTCAGGTGAAAGATTGTCTAGGTTCCCAAGTACTTCTTCTATTTTACTAGTATCATCTATGGCTACATTCTTTTTAACCTCTTCAACTACTGCTTGGTCAGTTAACTCTTTAGTTTTAGTAGCAACCTCTTCAGATGTATCAGCTGCGGATGGGTCAGGCAGTTCATCCATTCCTATACCCTTATAGATACCCTTTATATCTCTATCTGTTGCTTTTAATTTGTCCCATAGTTTTAAATCTTTCCACTTAGTTCCTCCTGCAGCTTTATCTGCCTTCATTCCCTCCATTCCGATTGAAAGATATTCTGAAACACCAGTCTTAACAGGTTCGGTCAGATGCTTCCAGTTAGTTGCATCAGCTAAATCTTGATATTGATTCATTAATTTATTTGCTTTAGAAAAAGAATCTCCAGCCATTAAACTATTAAATAAAGCTCTATCACCCTTTTTAATATTCTCTCCACTATAAACAGCATCTCCTATAGCTCCTCCAGCTAAATCTCCAGCAGCAGCACCTACACTTCCAAAGAAATATTTTCCAATATTTTTACCAACGAACCTAGCAGCAGTATCTATATGCTTAGAAACTTTTTGACGTTTTTTCATATCGCTTTCCCAGCGATCAAGTTTTTCTAATTCTTGCTTTAATCTTCTTTCTCTAAACTTATTGGCTCTATCACCATATGCCATTAAACAACTCCTTTATCTCTATGTATTATACTAATACTATGTAATTCAAATCTTGCATTTGCCGAACCACTTATTACAACCTCAACAAATGTAACAGCATCACTTACGTCATTACCAGCAGGAACTTTATGTCTTGTTCTACCAAAATCAGAGCCAGACCATAAGCCTGTAGCACCTGTATCAGGATAACCAGCATTTGAATCAACTTCATTACCATTAACCATAACATTAACCGTAAGATTAAGTCCAGAGCCATACTTTGAAATAGCTACAATCTCATAAAACTGTTTTATAGACCCAGGATTATCAAGAGCTAACCACCCTGTAGACCATCTTATGTTTTGAGCCGCAGGTTTATCGTCCCATATTTTTATAAGTCCATTCGTAGCACCTCTTTCAACTACTGCTATATCAGAATTTTTATCTAAAGCAAAATTAGAATATCCACTAGCTTTTGCCATTGAAGCTATGCCATAGCCCCATGTTTCTGATTCAAAATCATATTTCCACATTTCTTTATTTCTAGCTGCAACAGTATCATTTATAATATAAACTTGGTCTAGTTTAGCATTATAAACCACTACAGGTGACTGCGAAGCAGAACATGTCCATCCTCTATACTTAGCCATTACGGTAATGCCTCCGAATCATTTTGTATATCAATTTGCTCATGAGAGTTTGAAGTTCCTATTTTACTTCTTGTTAGTTTTGTTAATTCAGACCCATCATGCATGAAAGCTCCATTAGCATTAGCCCAAACAACTCCATTAGCAGTTACGCAAGCTTGTTGTTTTCTTGAAATACCACCAATAGGAATTTGATCAATAACTGAATCCTCTTCCTCTCCAACTTTTGCAACAATTAAACTATTTCTTTTAAATATAAATAAATTCTCTTGATATCCTAAGAGCAATATAATCTCATCTCCATCTGGAGTAACTTCTAGATAATTATCATCTGGAATCATATCATATCCATGATTAGACATAGAGACTAATATTCTATCTGGATGCACTTCAGACCCTACCTCAACATTCCCATAAAAAGCTTGAGAGCCTACAATAGCAGCAGTTTTAAACCTAATAGCTTTCCATGAAGATGATTTCATACCATATAAACCATCCCAATCTTCTGCTGTGGGTGGATTATCGAATTTAATATAACCATCATCATTATTGCCAACTATAGTAGAATGTGAATAATACCAAGAAATCTTTCCTAGTTCACCTGAAAATCCAATATCATTAGTTGTATAGTTATCCTTATCTAACCACCATATTTTCCAAGGCATATATATATCTGTATCTGCAAACTTAGGTTTCACTCCTTCAGTAAAATCACACTCCATTAATTTATATTTTTTAGAATGACTATCCTTAGATGAACTATAATAATAATTGACTCCTGTTACTCTTTCTGGCATTCCCCATCCAGCAGGAGCAAATTTTGATGGTTGAATTACAGGTTTAAAATTAACTGCACAATCATAAGCTTCTCTAGCTATATAATTACCCACCCAAGTATAACTACCATCTTCTCCCGCAGCAGGAGTAGTTCCGCTTGAAAATTTAAATCTATTTTGCTCTATTGCAGTTACTGCTTTAGCTCCATTAAAATTTGTTGTATTTGCAATAGTTACTGTATTACCCACTACTAAATTATGATTAGGAGCATTAGCCCAAGTATCAGCCCCATCGTCTGTAAAAGACTCTATTTTACCATCTGCTCCTGACCCTGCATCATGGAAGTATAATCGTATTTCCCCATTAGTATTATAATTACCATTATGAGCTCCAGCTGGAGTATGAACAAAAGTATCGTTATTTCCTGCTGAAAAATTTAAGTCTCCATCAGAACTGCCTTGCCATACTGTTCCTTGTTCTTGAGCTTTAGTAATCAAAGTCAATTCAGATTCTTGCGCACCGAAGTCATAAACAAAAGAGGCATAAAATCTATATCCTACTCCTTTTTCTAGAGTTGTAGGAGCTTTTGAATTTTCAGCAGGATTCCATGTTCCTGTTATATGGTCAGTAGAACTTCCCTCTTTTACCACTTCATATTCTAATCCTATTAAATAATCCATAGTATGAAAATCTTGCTCTTGAATATTAACAAACCACCAATGCATATAATTATCAATATCTTCTGTGGTTGTTCCATGAGCCCATCTATTTCTCATATCTCCATTGCAAGTTACAAAACAAAAAGAAGAATTTGGAGCTACTAATGCAGATGGTTCCGATATCCATAATCTTCTTTTTATATTTAAAGGCTGTTCATCTAAAGAAAGTGCGTCAAGCATTACAGAAACTCCAGTTACTCCAGCACAATCGGGAACTATGCACCCATCAAAAAAAACAGCATTATGAAAGCCAAAAAACCAATTATAATTATCTTCTCTATCAAAGTTAGAATCATATATCCTAACTGAATTTCCTGTAGTTAAATAATCTGCTTCTGGAGTATCTCCAGATTCAATTGTTCCTAAAGTTATTGTTTCCGTAGGAGTGTTAGGGGTTCCAGAAGCGTCACCACCATTTAAATAAACATATACTCTATTCTTCCAACCACTATCATTTATTTTTCTATTTAAAAATTGATATTCATTATTTCCTTGTGCGATTTCCTTAAAAACAGTAAAGCTATAAAATTTTACAGTAACACCAGCGTGCTGATCGCCTGTACTTCCTCCAGCTAAAAACGTCATTTTTGGATTAACTCCATTTGAAATAAAATATCCAGTATATGTTCCAGCAATATGAGACATAGGTGTTGTAGCTGCATTCCAAATCTGAGTATAACATGAAGGGTCTAAAGCACAAAAAGCCATTATTTTATCATTTGAGCCTGAATCCACAACTTCACCAACAACAGGGTCAGCTCTAAATTGATATCTATATACAGTTCCTGAAACTAAAGACGTTCCTGTGAATTCAATATGTCCATACCTATTAACACTATTAGGGTCCCATTCTACATAATTATCGCTAGTACTAAATGCATTGTTTCCACCTCCAGAACCATCAGCAGTAAGTGTATAATTAGAACCACCAGCCAAAGTAACCCAACTGGCAATCGTTTCTGAATTATTATAATTATAACTTGATTTTAAGATATGAAAGCCAGCACCATCAGGAGTGTCTGCTGTCGCAATGTCAATAGAAGTAGAATAATTAACTAAAGAGCCATGAGGCCTTAAGACACCTTGCTTTTGCAAGCCATCAACGTTTACGGCCTCATATACAGAATTAGTTTCTTCAAGATCTGAAGGCTCAACAGCATTTACCATGCCATCCTTAAAAGTGGTAATATCTTTTACTATTTTAGTCAACTCTAAGGCCTTTTACTAAACCTTTAAAGCTTGCAACAAGTAAATTATCTAGCAAGTCTATAAACCAAGGTTCAATAGTTTTGTTCCAAAATTTACCTACAGGTGATTTTTTAGAACCTAACCACATAGTTAACATTCTGCCAAGCTTAAAAAACAAGCCTTCAGCTGCAGATGCGATAGTTGCATTAGGTATTTTCTTTAAAATAAAAAGAACAACACCTGTTCCAGATACACCTGCTATCATACCTATATTATTCATTAACAATTCCATTACTTCTCCTTTATTTGTTTTAGTTTGCTAGAAAAATCATCTACTTCCTCAACTCTTGATGCAATAGTATTACATGTAGTGCATACAAAATCTTGCTGTGGATGAGACAATTCTTTTAACTTTTTCACTTCTTCTTCTAATTTATCTACTCTAATATCACAATCATTAGGTTTTTCCATATATTTTAATAGTTTCTGCATTTTAAATTGCTTAGAAACCATTTTAAAAATTATCTTCGCTACTTCTTTCCTTGCTAATCCTGCTATTAATGCTTGAATAATCATTGTTTAAATTTATCCTTTAATCCATTTCCAGATAGTTTTTTAATTATATATACGAGAGATTCATAGGATTTTTGTAATCCTTTTAAATCCACAGTATGTTTCTTTTGTGCATTAATCAAGCCAATTACTATACTTTCAAGGCGCTTAAAAGATTCATCTAGCTCTGAAATAACAGTATCTTGAAGGAATTGATTTTGTTTCCATATATAAAATCCAAATGCACATGTTACTGCAACTGGAATGCCAAACTCTGATACTATTTGAAATAAATCCATTTAATTAGCCCATGCCTTTATTTTATGTTCATCAAACTCTATTGTTACCCATCCAGTCCTTACTATTGGATAGAATGAATATCTTGCATACTCTGCATATTTTAAAAAGCTACCACCCCTACAATACCATCTTCTATGTATTGCTTCTTCACTATCTTCTATTTTTAAGCTATCAACTGGCTTTGCATATAGCTGATGATTATGCCCTAAAAAGAAGATATCACCATCACTATAAACTGCAGCCATTTTATCAAGCTCTAAATCGCCGTTTTTACCGCCTCCTTTTCCGTGACCCGATACAAAGTACCAATCTTTATTTTTAACGCTTATACGGCTATATCCTGGCATTCTAAAGTATGGTACACGCAATGCACTAGACATAGCTTTTGTCACATCAAAACCTAAAGCCCTAATTGAACGTTCCATATCATGGTTTCCACCCCTTATAAAAAGAAGTTTATCAGCTATTTTCTCTACTCTTTTAATAAAAGAAATATGCTGGTCATCTGGTTCCATGCATTGTCCTCTTTGTGGTATTTTATAATTTGGAGGTATTAATTCTATATTATCTCCATTCATAAACCACCTAGCATTAGGATCGCTATCAACTTCATCTATAAATTCATCAAACTTTTCAGTATGATGTTCTACTGCACCATGATGGATATCAGTAGCACAATGAAGTTTAAACGGCTTTTTACTCTTATATTCAAAAATCTCCCCAGGCTCAATAGAATCTAAAAAAACTTTAGATGGCTTTTTCTTATTTTCTATTGGAACTGTAAACCATCTTGTACAAGTTTTACAGCTATATTCTTGAACTAGATTTTTTTTCTTTCTAGTTCGAGTTCCTTCTTTAATAATCTGGGTTGACATGCACTTTGGACATATCATACAAGCTCCTTCTTAATTTTAATTACCATGTAGATTAAGGTTGCTATCCCTACACAAAGGCTAACAACCTCAGGTAGCCATCCGCTAACAGACAGCCACCATCCACTTACACCTGCTGAAGTAGTTTTAAGAGTATCTATCATATCACCCATGGTTCGCTTCCACGAAATGCTCAACGGTACCCTTTCCAAGCTCACTGTTATAATATTTTTTCCAATATTTACCTTGAGCCTCTAAATCTCCAGCCTTAGGAAGTCCCTTAGGAACTCTCCTGTAATGTAATCTGCATAATGCAACTTGTACACCAATATTAGATGTTATGCAATAATTAACATTGTCAATATTAAACCCTAAAGATTCTAACTTTTCTTTATATTTAGGTCTATATGCAACATAATTATTATATATATCTATTGCTGTAGCAGGCTCGCATTGGAAAAAACCTAAAGCAGGGCCACCTCCTTTTTGAATAAGGCATCTGTACCCTGATTCGGCCATTCCTGTTGCAAATATTAGCGATGCAGCATCTTCACTTCCAAGTTCTAAAAACTCTAAAGTAGAATCAATAATTTTCTTAATATCATTCTTCATCTACTTAAGGCTTCTTCTTTTGTCCACCTTTTTGTGGTGGTTGTTTTTTAGGTGGAGACTTCTTAGGTGGAGTTTTACTCTTAGCAGCTTCTTTTGCCTTACCATATGAAGTTGCACCATATCCTTTTTTAGTACCAGCTTTCATTCCACCACCAGTAGAAGGAGCCATTGCATAGCCCTTAGGTCCAGATTCAGTATATCCAGCTTTGATATCCTTCATTGCTTCGGCAACAAGTTTAGCATCACCAACAACTCTAACGCCTGCCTTCTTACCTCTTTTTCTTTTTTTAATAGCCATAACGATTATTTCCTATTTTATTATTATAGTTTACTTTCCTAAAACTAACATTACTTGAGAACCAGTTCCTGGCATTCGAACACTTGTCCATTTTCCAGGAATAAAAGTTCCCTCTATATCTTGTTGCTCTTGTGGAGTTAATGTAACTCTATTAGATATATCATCATTTGGAGTTAATGATATATCTGTACCACCTACTATATTAGCACCATCAATTATTAACACCGCAGAGAAAAAAGTATACCCAGCAGGAGGTGTTATTGTTGCTGTACTTCCAGCATAATTTGCCTGACCTCCTTGTCCTAGATTAATATTAGCAGCTTCTACAGCTGTTAAATTTACTAAGTCTGACATGATTACCCCCTATATGCTATAATTTTGCCACCAGTATTAGTTACAGTAGCCCATGCTCCTGGGATTGCAACTCCCAATAAATTTCCCTGCTCAGTTGTGCTGATTGTTACAGCAACACCATCATCATTAGTTAGCACTAAATTACCACTTCCTGCAACCAATATCAACACACTAACAAATCTTTTGCAAGTAGCAGACGCATTTACAGTACCACCTGTAATATAAGTGATTCCAGCCTGTCCCAATGAAAGGTTTGCAACTTCAGTTCCATTGTATCTAGTTAATTTTGACATAACTTCCTTCTCCTTTTATTTTATTCCCCAGCTGCCAACCATTGTTTGGCCCATACCACTGGTTTTACTAATTTCATATGTATCTATAAATTTTTCAAATTCTCTCATAAAATATTCTTTCATTTCAATATTACCTTCATCTTCAAATAACCTAGCCTTAACATAGCAAACTAAAGCTTTAGCTAAAGGCTCTGGAAGGTCTATAATTGCAGACTCATTTAAATCACCATCTTGGTCTGCAGCAGTATTCCATTCAGTGCTATCTGATGGATCTAAAAACTTAGCTCTATATGTATATTCAAGCCTTAATCCATCAGTTTTATCATTTAATGGAGTTACCCAGTATCCATAAACATCTTGCTCTAATAAAACAATATTACGCCCTTTTATCTGGTAAACAAATGCAGCCATTATTTCTCCTCCGATGGACCATGTGTCATTCTTCCTATCTTAACATAGTTCCCATCACTATTTAGCTTAGATACTTTAAACAGTCTAATTAAATCAGTAGGGATTGCATATTCTCTTGTGCCTTTTACAATATTTATCTTAGACTCTTTGATGTTGTCATCAATCTTTTCTGCCATCTTATCCAAACCATCTTTAATATATGCAATAGCACGTCCTGTCTGATTTGTATTTGCTCGTTCCATTAATTCTTTAATTGTCATTTCTACTCTCCTCAGCCTCTTTTTTTATCATCCCTTCAACATCCTCTTTAGGTATCATTTGCAACATAACCTCTAATGCACCTTGAGCTTTATTTAGCATCACAGTATGATGCTGGACTAAATTATTATGTTCAATAACTTGCTGCTGCAATGCACTTGCTACCTCTTTTAATTCTTTTACCGATTTGCCATTAGGGTCAACTAAGGGCATTTCTTTTTTTACTTTCTTCGCCATTTTTTTGTACTCCTCGCTTATATTATTCATTCATTCATTAAAACCTATTAACTCTGAGCTCCAACTACAGTACCATTTGTAGAACCTGGATGTGTTGATGTTGACGATATTCTTAAATCGCCAGTATCATCAACCCACAAGTAATATGAAGTACCATTGGAGGCATCTAATTTTATAAATCCAACAGGTTGATTTGTTGTAGAACCATCACAATCCATCACGCCAATTTCAGATTCATTAACAATAACACCATTACTACCCTTAACTTTAAAACTTGCGACATCAGTATTAGTTAATGATTGAGCGTTTATTTGAATATGTAAAGAAGGATCTCCAGTGCCTTGTACTTCTAATTTAGTATCTGGACTTGTAGTGCCTATTCCTACACTTTGATTAGCCTCTAAGAAAGTCATTATCTCAGCTGAACCGCCAATTCCTAATCGTTCTGAAGAGCCACCTAAAGCAGATAAGAAAAACTCTTGATTAGTTGTATCTCCAATTTTCATTGTCGCAGAATATGTAGCTCCAGAGCTTATATGTACAACTGGATTAGACGCAAAAGAAGTTCCTGTGCCTGAAGAATGAACATTTAATAATCCATCTACAGGAGCTACTGTTCCAATCCCAACTGCACCATCTGAACCTTGAACAAACATTTTAGTACTACCAGCAGTTTGAAAGTGTATATTAGGACCTTCACCATCAGAATGTACATGATTTATATATAGCCCAGCATCTGCATCACTGCTATTAAAAACTTTAAACTCTGCATAGTCATTGCTATTTCCACTAATCTTAAGTATTGGGTCTGCGGCTCCATCTAAGTGAAGTGGTGTTCCTTCAGTAGTTTCTATTTCTACAAAAGAGTCTGGAGCATCAGTGCCTATACCTATACTACCATCTGTTAAACCTGTAAATAAATTTTTACTATTTGTTATATCATATATTTTAAATTTATCAGAATCACTATCATCTAATGCCATAGTTAAAACTCTACTTCCAGTAAGCTCTAATTGCAATCCAGCATCTCCAACGGTACCACTGTTTTCTAGAATTAGAATACTAGCATCAGCAGATAAAGCATTATCACCATCAGTAGAGAGTATATGAAGATCAGACTGAGGAGTATCCTGCCCAATTCCAATCTTATTAGTATGAGCTATACTTATTATTGCATTAGAACCGATAGTAGTACCAGTACCTATATGCAATCTATCATCTGAATCATCTAGTCCTATATAATAATCTTGTCCATTGCCCATAAAAGCAATACTTGTGTCTTCAGCATCATCATCTCCAATTCTAAGTTGAGGATTTGTACCTGCTATATGTAATCCTGCTGCAGGAGAGTCAGTCATAAGTCCTACATTACCGCTAGAATCAATTGTCATATGGGGAGTTAAAGTTGCATCAGTAGGGCTATCATAGACACCAATTTGTAATTTAGTTCCATCGTCATATCCTATAATTGCAGTACCTTCTGATTCTCCAACTCCTATTCTTATAAATTCATCATCATCTTCTTCAATTGATATTTGTGCATTAGCTCCTACAATTCCAAGAGCTTGATTAGGAGCAGCATCTCCTATACCAACTCTATTATTAGATGCATCTATAGATAAAGTATTTGAATCAAAGTTTAATGCGTCTACAGCAGCATTTAATGTAACATCAACAGTTTGAGTTGATAAATCTATTGTTCCTGAATTAAAATCTATATTACCACCTATTGTTACAGCTCCAGTAACACCTAAAGTAGTTCCTACTGTAAGGCTATCAGTTACAGCCAACACATCACCTACAGTTACAGTAGATGTTGAATGCCCTATATCAATACTCTCACTTGCTGTTGTTCCAATTTTTAAATTTCCAGTACCATCATGAACTAAGTAAGAATGAGAACCATCGTGATATATACTTAAATCTTTTCCTGTTCCAAGTGTAATTTTTTTATTATCAACCATCAAAACCTCATCACCACTTGGAGTGATTGTTATATCTCCATTTGTATCTACTTGAAAAGTAGTATTGTCAGAACCGTCAAATGATAGTTTTAATTGAGGATTAGAACCATCTCTTATTTCAGCAGCTGCTCCTGTAGGAGATACTCCCACTCCTAATGCTGCATTTGATAAATATAACGCTGAAGAAGTTTCTTCCCCATCTACAATATTTAGAGGAGAGCTACTAAAATTCACATTATCACCAGCAGTCTTTAGCAATCCATGATAAGTTGCTGATAAAGTTTTTCCTGTCATTGTCATATTATTATCTCCTACTATTTAGCTTGTATATATTTAACTGTTGACGTTCCACTATCTATACTTAACTTACAGGTTGATGTACTAGTACTATCTGCTAATCTTAAAGAAACAGAAGCACCAGAAGGTATTAAAATATCATATTCATTGCCCTCTAAAGCTAACTTAACCTCATTAGCACCAGTATTCTCAATATATATAAATTTTAATGTTGCAACATCATATGGCATTAATGGAGTTACTCCACTTATATTCATTTCTCCTCCCCATACTTGGTGACAATCTTCCCATCTATCTCCTGTTGCATTAGTTGTATCATCCATCATATCCCATGTAGTCTTATTGCCAGTCATGGTAGTCCATCCATTATTTCCTTGATTTGCTGTAATAGCTACAGTACCCTTACCACCTAAAGTTCTTCTTACAGTAGGGTCTATAATATATTTTGTATAAGAAGGTTTCCCAACTCCAAATCCATTTTCTAATTCTTCTGAGGTATCTCCAGTACTAGTGCTTTCTTGAGGCACAACATAAGAACCAAAAAGTACTCTTCTGCTATTAGGTACAGCCATATTAACTTGCCACTCCTGTAATGTATTTAACTGTAGAAGTTCCACTTATAGTAACATAAGGTTGTGCACCAGATGCTATCTTAGAGGCAAAACACTCTCCAGCTTTAATTTTAATTATTTGAGTTGTTCCATTGTCTAAAGACAAAGTTACATCATCTCCAGTTTCATTCTCAACTGCAATGAAATCAAATCCTGTATCACCACCAAGCTCTCCACTTGACGTTAATGTTCCTGCTGCTATATTGCCAGTTCCTAAATTATAAGTATAACTAGCCATCATAGCGCCATGTGTATCACTATCTGCATAATATTTTCCTCCTGAAGAAACCTGCTCCTGAGGACTGCATTGATTTTTATATAAAATTTTTCTATTTGGCATTAAGAAGCTCCTTGCTGTCTAGGAGCCATTAAGCTAAAAGCTCCATCATATTCTGCTTTTATTCTAGCATATTGATCTTGAAGCCATTGATACTCAGTGCCTAATACCTGCATATTACCTTGATACTCTTGCAATGAAGCACTATAATGTGCAATTTTTTGACCATATTCTTGGACTTCTGCAGATACTTCCATTTGATAAGATTGTAATTCTGCTTGATATTCACTAACCTTTGCAGAGTATTCTTGTACTTCTTTTTGTAAAACTTGAGCCTTGTTCTGTAAATCTACATTTGTAGATAATTGCATTTTTTGAATTTGTGAATTAGCAGTTTGTTCTAAATTAGCTAATTGCATTTGAAGTTTTGCTTGGTATTGAGATAGGTTAGCCTGGAATAAACTATTAGTATCATTTATTTTCGTTTCATACCATTGTAAAATATTTTGTTGCCTATTTGTCCAACCCTGAACCTCTCTATCAAGGTTTGCATTATATTCTTGCATTTCAGAATTAACCTGAGCACTATAAGCAGCAACAGATTCAGAGTATTTTCTTAAATCTTGCTCATATTGGTCATATTGTTGTTTGTATTCATTTAATGCATTTAGTTCATCTACATTATTTTGAGCCTCAATATTAGTAGTTATTTTTTGAAAGTTATTATTAGCTCTATCTGTTATAGCTCTAACCTTTGCATCATACTCTACTTTTTCTTTATTAAATTTATTTAAAGCCTGTGATAAATCAGCTTGATATTTATTTAACTTTTGTGAATTCACTGAATTATATTCTGCTTGCAGAACTTGAAAATCTTTTTCATATCTTGTAAAGATTAAGTTTACTTCAGCCTGATAACCATTTATGTCAGCTTGATATTTACTTAAATCAGCAGCCCATTGCTTATCTTCAGTATTTGCTTGTTTTTCTATTATCTTTAATACTTTTTCCTTATAAGATTCCATATTTCTATTAAAGTCACCTTCTTTAATAGCAAGCATTTGAGATATTTTTGTTAAATGAGTTGCAGCTTCTTCAAAATCCTCAGAAGATACAGCACTATTGTAATCTCTCCAATCAATACCTTGTAACTCAGTATTGTCTATTGGAGCTTCAACTGAAGATTCAGTAGTCGAATCTGGATTAAATACTGTTGGCATTGACATAGGATTCCCATCAACATCTTGCGCAAAATTAACAGAAAAGAAATCTGATGCTAATGATGGTGGAGAAGGGAATGTCCCAGATTGTAAACTTGATATTGCAGAGGATGCTGTTTCGCTATGAGTCCAACTTTCTAAAGTCATTGTAATATTATCTAATGTTGGTACTGCAACGCTGCTAATTTCAGATAATATATCATTTAATCCATCAGCTTGAGCTGCAATAATAGGGTCATATGTTAATGTTGGATTTGGTAAAGAAGCTCCTATTGTAAATAATGTATTAACATCTGGTGCTGCAGTGCTAAACGAACTATCAAAAGTTGTTAAAGCCGCAGGAATGTCTATAATACTTCCTCCATTATAATTTGTAAAAGATGCAGCTACAGCATCAGTAAAATTCCCAACTGCATTTTGCAACGCAGCATTTGGAGTTGTAAAGCTTGGAGATGCTATTGGACTTGGAACTACAGAAGTTAAAGCAAAAGCAGTAAATCCAATAGCAGGAAATGCAGTTATGTCCATACTTGCAAGCTTTGCATGTATAGTTCTAAAGGATGCATATAAAACAACTAAATAAACTTTATCTTCAGGAAACCATTTTATTCCTGTACTACTATGTTCTAAAGCAGTTCCATCTGTTTCTTCTGGTGAAGAATTTACATATAAAACTTTAAATCCATCATTACTACTACCTGGCTCAGGATATACATGTATATTTCTATTTTGAGTTACCATATACACAGGATTAAATTTAGAAGCATAACTTAAACTATTAGGGTCTTTAACCTTATATTGCAATCCGATACTTTCTTTCCTACATGGTAACCATTCTCCATTAACACCACTTTCTCTTATAACTGAAAATATCTTAGCTGTGCCAGGGTTAAACCCATTGCTTGTTTGCTCAGAACTTTCTCTTAAAAAATCTTCCATCATATCAGGCCTTAAAGAAACAATCCTGCTTGTAACTTCAATAACTCCATCATTTAGAAACTGAGAAAACTCAGCATCTGTAGGAGTTGTTCCAATTGATATAGATGTTATTCCTTCGACTTGTGTTTTAAAAGACATTCAATTCTCCTGATGGCCTTGGGCCCTGATCAGCAACCGCGAAGGAGTCCGATGCAGAGCCCGCAAACCATATTTTATTACAATCGCTATTATTCACCAATAACGTAATTTAACCACACATTAAATTTACCAGATTCGAAAGCTTGACCTGCTATAGTAGCAGTTACAGCTCTTGCAGCAGTTAATTTAATAGCAGTACTACCTGTAGCATCTGGAACTATATCCTTGATGCCAGCATCCCATGGATTAGCACCATTGCTAACGGCAATAGCAGCAACAATATCATCTGCACTTTGCAAATGTATTGCCATTGTACCAGCATCACCACTAGCAGTTGTACATGTAGTTATTACTTCGATAAAGCCACCTACTATGATAGCATTATCGGGGATTGTTACGCCTAAGTTAATAGCACTAATCGCACCACCATCTACAGCAAAGTCATACTCTGCTTTAGCCCATCTACTTAAAGAAAAAGGGCCATCTGCAGGCTCAGTGTTACTTGCATCTAATGCATTTAACTCTGCTACAGATATAGTAGTAGCTGATAATTCAGCTAACTTTTGTGCTTTAGTATCAGTAACTTCTGAATTAGGATTGTTTGCTACCCAGTATTTAGCCATTGCAAACCCCCCTTACAGCCATATAGCGTGAGTCTCAGGTTGACTAAATTCAAAACCACAATCAGTTTGAATTAAATCAACTCGATAATCATCACCAGAGTTTTCAATAGTTTTAACACCAACATAAACTGTAGTGTCTCTATTGACGCCATTACCAATTAATGGACGATATCTAGCTGCGTTAAGGTTAATAGCCATAATCTTAACATTAGTTCCGTCCAAGTGGACGTCTCTAATTAAATTAAGATCACCATAAGCTGTAGAGATTTTACTAAAAGGTACACCCTTAGCAATTCCTCTGCCACTTAATTGGAATTCATAGTTTGTAGAGATTTCTGAATTATTCTTCAAGAAACCACCCATTTTTTGCATCCAGTTCCATACCTCACTATTACAGAAGTAAGCTACTTGACCACCCATGTCTGTTCTAGGATCTTTATATGTAGACATATCATTCATAAAGTCATCTACTGTATAAGTATTTGCCCATGTGAATCGATTTCCATTATTTAAGATATAGTCAACAGCACCTTGAGTGTAAGTTATACCATCACTATCTTCATCTAACTTTCCGAAGTAACCAGCTTGAGCAATATCCCAAGCATGCTCTTGCAACTTAGAACCCCAAATTCGTCTCCATTCAGAAGGTTCGAACTTTAAAGTAGTTGCTTGAGCTCTGTTACTCATCATCATTGTTGTTTTGAAGATTTGAGTATAACCATAGTCAGTAGACCAAGGTTGGTCTTTCCATCCTTGTCCATAACCTGATAGCTCTTTATAAGCACTTCCTACAGGATGTATTCTTAAAGGCTCTAACTCAGTAGGTGTCATATTGTATGTTTCAGAAAGCATACCAGTAGATAACTGAGTAGATACAGTTAAGTTTGTAGCTGTATCTACTGTTTTTACTACTACAACTGGAACATATACATACTTATAGTCAGTTTCATAGATTGGTTCTAAGTTCACTTTTGCAAGCAAATAATCATTAGACCCTGAATCTGCAGCAGCAGCTTTCATAGGAACTCTAACCATTTGATTTTTAACAAAAGAACGTGGTGCAGTATCATCAGCTAGCAATGTTATCTTACCAGTTTCTTGTCCATATTTATTACGCTTATTACCAGCGTATAAATAATCACCAGCCACTTTTAAGACTAATTGGTCACCAGCAGCAATCACACCAGCACTACCAAATGCACCAGTTGTTAAACTACTTGCAAAGCTATGTGATACAAAAGCAGCTTGGTTAGCTAATGGAGTTCCAATTTCGTCAGCATCTACTACATAACCATAGCGATGTTGTGGACCACACATTCTTTTTGTTGTGAACTTGAATTTAGGATCATCTGTTGCAACTTTTCCGCCTTTAATCCTATTTAATAAGTGCAGAAAAGGGTCTCTCTTTGCAGAGAGTGTTGTGAACGTATTCCCGAAGTTATACTTTCTACGCAGGTCACCAGTGGACATGCCAGAAGCAGCAAGCGTATCATCAGCGACGTTTAAATCCTGTGACGGATGTTCGACTGTAAACGGCTTATCAGTCTGATAACTTGGCGAATCAATAGCATCATAATCAGCCATGACGTTCTCCTTTATATTTAGCTCTTTTTCAGCTGCACTTAGGGTTACTAAGTACCTTCAAGAAGAGTTTAGGTTAATTCGGAGTCAGGCTAATATTAAATCTTTACCTTTATCCGAACAGTTTATCGTTATCTATACTATCACCAAAAAGCGAAGCGAACATTTGGTCATCAGCTGACACTTGTCCACCTTGATTATTGGCTCCAGAAGCAGATGTTGGCATAGATTGTGCATTCTTCATTTGACCTAACATATCTTTTTTTGCAGCATTAGATATATTAGCATCTCTTTTTCCTTGATTCTTAGCTGCCCAGATATGTTCCAATGTCATAGGAGTTGTTCGAGCATACTCAATAAGCTCTCCCATTTCCTCATTGCTCAAACCTCTTTCTTTCTGAAACTTCAATGCTTCTTGCTTTGCAGACATACGCCTTTGCATTTCAGCAGCATTTTGTTTCTCTCCTTCAAGAATTTGACCAACACGTTGTTGAACCATATTATCCACAGATGCATTAAAAACTTTAGCAGATTCAGACCCTGGGTCAGTCATAGCTTCATGACCATCATAAACAAAGTCTTCTTTCAAACCTAAAGCTTCCTGTACAGTCTTAGGAGCTGCACCACCATTTGTCAAGTAATCTCGCACATGTTGCACTAAACCACTATCTTTCTTCATTGCGTCGAGAACTGGTAAGAAGGGTTCAACTTCCTTCAATCTATTATGATTGGCTTGCCCTGCACGAGTAGAATCGGCATAGCGCTTTTTAAGTTGTTCAGCTTCTTTTTTGTACGGATTGTTCTCATCATCCCAATTACCCGCATTTTTGTTGGAGCCAACCGCATTTTTTTTGTGAGTTACCTGTTCGGAGTCACCTTTATTAGGTTGGGTTACCCTAGGGGTATTTTTGTTATACATCTCTCCTGCATTTTCTGCAGAAACTTTTTTATCTAATTCATCAAAGAACTCATCAGTAGAGTTGACTCCGCTATCGCCTTCATCGAAGACATTAGCATCATTCAAGTTACTACTGGCATTTAATTCATTCATGATTAAACTCCTTTTTTTAAATGAAATTGCTTGGTCGTAATTTTGTCGTCATAATACCCATAAAAGCAACTATTATTTTTATTTTTTTACATTATTTGCTTTTTTAGCTTCATTTTTACGCTCAATATCTTTTAAAGCATAGCTCAATTGAGTTTGCTTTGTTTGGGTATCATTCTTCATAACATTACGCAAATGCTTTTGTTGAGCTTGAGACTCTAGCCTATCTTTTTCAATTGCATTTTTAGAATCAGCTTTCTTTTGAGTTACTTCCATCTCAGCTTGCATAATTTTCTGCTTGATACCTGCTTGAACTAATTGTCTTTCTAGAGTTTCAATTGTACCATCTCTATCTTTTATAGATTCTTCCATTGAAGACATCTGTGATTGAAGTTGAGCATATAAGCTCTTACGTTGTGCAATCTTATCTTTGTTTTTAATGTCAGTTTCAGCCAATACAGCTATATCATCTACAACTCCTGCTTGTAGTAATTGCTTTAATTCATCTAAATATGCCCATCTATTAACAGGCATTGTAGAACCAGCAACAATTCTTATATCAAACCTAGCAGCAGAATAATCCTTGAACTTTCCAATAGCTTCACCCAAATCATTATACATAGGAACATTAATTGCAACCTCTCTACTTTCTTGTATTGATGATGGTTGAACAATCCTAAATACTTTATGAGCAGTGTATAAAGCTTGTGAATATTGTTTAACAATTTCACCTAACTGTTTTAAACCAGGTTCGGTAGAATGTTTTAACCATTGTTTTACACGTCTAGTCCCATACTCATCCATAGCTAACATACCACGATATGTTTCATGTTGAGTATTTGTATCTCCCTGCATTGCACCATAGATACCAGCTAAATATTCCATATCTTGCTTTCCTTCTTGAACAATATTAAAAAAAGAATTAGATAATGGCATAGGTTGAATTGGTGTTGGAGGTTCAAAGCCAGGCTTCTTAGGGAGCAAAGCACCAGGAGCGGAGGAGTAGTCTTCCCAGTAACTTGTGTTTATAGAACCTTCTTCATACATCCAACGTAAACTACTCCCTAAGGAAGCATTATGAACCATTAGTTGATGTGATTTATTTAATTCCTGCTGTTTTCCTATTAAAGGAGAAACTGCACTAACAGGAAATGGAGTCCCTGTCCATTTAAAATGAAATGGTACGATAGGATATTCAGTTACATGCTGAGGAAGAATATATTCTTTTATCATCGTATCTCCCACAACACACGTTTGCTTTATTCTGTCGCCAAAAAATCTCATTTGGTCTGTAACCATTTTAGCAAACTCTTCCTGCTTTATCATTATTTTAAATTCTTTTTCAGTAACGACTGTATTCTCAATTCTTTCTGCTGCAGCCTGCATCTGTCCTTGTAATTCTTTTGCTTTTGCATTTAGCTGAGCACCCATCATTTCTCTAGCTTTGTTAACTTCAAGCTCATATCTTTCTTTTAGCATCTCTCCAGATTCAACAGCTCTTTGCATTTGAAGTATTTGCTCCTGAAGTTCAACTTCCATCTCTGCTTTTGCTTGAGCTATCTTTTGCTGAACTTGAGCTTGAACTTGTCTCATTTGCTCTGGAGGTAAAGGAACTCTATAGAAAACATTAACATAAGGTATTTTTACTTTTTCCCATACCTCAAAGAATTCCATCATTGGATCATCTTCACCTTCTGTGGTCATAGCATCTACTACATCTTGGTAAATAAAATCTTTTTGCTCATCATCTATTGCTCTTTCTGAATAATTAAATTCAGTCCCAGTATAATCTCCAGCTTTATTTATTTGTCTTTTTTGGTCTGGGTAAATTTTTAATAAATGAGATTTAGGTAATATTTTTCGTATCATAATAAAAGATGCATCTCTAAACAACATATCCCTAGATTTTGGGTCTACATAAATATCAAAAGGTTCTGGCTGCTTTAAGACAACTTCACCCATTCCATTATCTTTATTCTTATCTATATCTACTTGCATATATCCAATACTTTTTGTGATAGCATCATTTATACAATTGGAATACAAAGCAGAGCCATCAGATAAGTTCCATATATAATCAGCCATATCTGAAAATACTGCAGCCACATCAGTATCAGACCCTTCAACTCCAATGGCTTGCCATCTAGGAGTGTTCGCTGTTGCGTAAAAGTTCAACATTTCTACGACTGGCATTATCCTGTTTATTGTAAATGTGGGCATACCTTGATTTTCTAAGGCAGCTTTTTCAGCTTGAGTCAATTGATTGTCATTAGAAAAATCAAATCCTTTTTGATTAATTTTCTGCCATTGACTTCTTTGAGCTTGATTTGCTCTCGTGAATAGATTTCTAATTTGCTGTGCTTTTGTTTTTTTACTCTTAGCCATTTTTACTCCTCTAGTATTTCAATTTCTTTTTTTTCGTAGAAGTCTTCTTGGGAGAATTCTTCTTGGATATAATTTTCTTGCGAGTCTTTTTCCCGCTTGTATAACTTTTCTTTCGAGTTCTTGCCATTTAAGCATCCTTCCCTTGGGTAATGTTCGTGATTAACCTCACAATATTTAGGACAAGAATATCCTCCTTTAGGACAGTTTTCAAGATAATCTCCATATCTAACAATTCCTAAAAATGATAATCCATACAGTATTTTCCATATTGTATCAATTTATGCTGTTACCCAATTTTTTGGTTTCGGTTTATGTACAAGAAATCGACCTTTTTTATCTTGCTTTAAATCTTCTTTAGGATATGCAAACTTACACGCATATGCTAATGCATCTATAGTATCATCATGTGCCATACGAGGCCCAAATGTTATTATTTCTCTTTGTAGGTCATAATGTGTTTTCTTTATATGCACTTGACCTACTGCAAATCTTTGAGCTAAGATTCCTTGAATCCTATCTCTTTTACTCATTCTAGTTCCAGGCTTTTCTTCTTTAAAAGCTAAACTAAAATCATTCCTTCGCATTGATTCTGCTCTTAACGCTTGGAAAACAGGCTTCGACATAGTTGTGTCTTCAATCGTAAACACGGTCGGATGATATATATTATTATAGTTAAACATATAATCGACAATGCCCTTTTTATCGGAACCTGGAATACCCAATACAGGGATAGAACGCTTCCTAAAATAATCGAGAACATAAATATTGTTATCCATGTCACAACCCACAAGCATGATAACACTATAATCAGCATCCCTTCTTTGAGAGTCTGTAGCAGGGTCAACACCTGCGAAGACATTGACTGGCTTGATATCTCCAGACTCTGTCCTAACGCATGAAACCCCTGTATCGTCATCATGTATAAACTCGCCGTCCCAGAATTTAATATGTTCGCGAGTGAATATAGCATCTTCCTCACTTTGGACCTCCATCATATACTCTTGGTAGAATTTCTGAGGTGCTCCAGAATCAGCATAAAACTTTTTCTTTCGTTGCATCTCTTTATGCCCAAACCAATCTGGCCAAAGTGGCGTTCCATCATCTTGGAGGGCTTTATAAGTTATTACATTCCAAGAATATTTCTCATTCTTTTTTTTCGCTTGTTCGTATCCTACTAAAATCTTCTGTATAAATGCATCATAATGCACAGGAGTCCCATTAATTCTAAGCCGTCCTGTCTTTGGTTCTAATGCAGGAAACACAACTGCAGTAACCAAGTTTGATATTTTAGATCTAGACTCAGGTGTTATAGTATTATTCTCATCTTCAAAGTCATCAAGTACAATCAAATCATATCTTTTATGTAATTTTGCCCCACCTCTAATCCCAGACAGATTTGATTTGCTAATTAACTTGGTCCCATTAGTTAACTCAATATCATCTTCTGTCCACTTGCGTCCCTTTAAATCTCCGAAATAATACTTAACTTTCTCATTAAATTCTATATGATACTTTATATAATCTAAGTTAGGTACACTAATCTTAGAACTTGCAGCAACCCAACCATAAAACAAAGGCTCTTTAGTAAATAAAAAATCATGCATGATAGAACATTTGGTTAATACAGTTTTACCATGACCCCTAGGGAGAATAACAGCTAACTGTCTACAAGTAAAATCATTAATAGCATCTGCAACCTCATAATGAAAGAATGGAGTTTCAGAACGTCTAAAGTCATCTGGTAGAAATAGTTTACCAAATGCAATTAAATCTTCATTAGCAAGTCTTAAGGCTTTTTCTTCCTCAGACACATTATGAAAGTTAACATTAGCCATACTAACGCTTACCTGCAGATATCCCTATTCCAGATGTAATATTTGTTTGAGGTATGTTTTGTTGAGCTTCATGTGTTGGTTCATTTACCTGAGGCTCTTCTTTTACCTCTTTAACTTCTACTTCTTCAGTTTCATTTACCTCTTCATCAAATAAGACACCAGCCTTTAACTTTAACCAATCTTTTTCTAGGCTTGTATTCTTAACTGATGCGTAAGGTAGGATTGAAAGAGATTTTATATACTTCTCTTTAGTATTATTCATCTTCACCTGCTTCCTTTATCTCTTTTGGTCTATCTAAACCCTTGTAGTCCTCAGGTAGTAATCCTTGGAAAACAGCTCCACTAAGTTGGGTGACTTTGGTCTGATTCTTTTCCTCAAGGTCCATAATATCAGAAAGCTTAAATATAGCTTTTAGCCTGGTATCGTCCTTTTCGGTAGTCTCAATGACCCTCTTTATGTTTTCAAGAATATAGTTTTCATCTATCCCAAGTTCTTCAAGTACGGGCTTTAATTCTTCCTTCATTGCTTTTTGTATCCTTTCGGTTTTTACTAACTTTGCTGACTGTTCCTTCGCGTATTTTTGATTCTTTGTTTTAAATGCATTTAGATACGCATCCTCAATAGGTACGCCTCTTGCTGCAAATTGAACAAAGAGTATCTCACATTTCGTTAAATCTTTCCTATCAAATATAACTCGTTCTGTATCTCTACCAGAGATTGTCCATATATTATCTCTTTTAGATGTATCCATTTTTGCGTTCTTATTACACATAAATGTACCAGTACAAGTTCCTACATACTCTCTAAATTTCTTTTTACCACGAGGAGTTTTCATTCTACCTTTTCTAAGTATCTGAATATAACATCCATCATCTGCCTGAACCCAATCTCCTATTTCAGCCTCTCTCCAATCTTCGATAGGATATATTCCCTGTGGCAATTCTTCAATATCATCATAAACTCTATGAAAAATGTTCGATGCTTTATATGTCCTCATTTACCCTTTTTCTCCTACGCGCGCATTAATATATATATTATATATCCCTAACTAAGTATACTTAGAGTAAAAACCCGATAGGGTTTTTATAGTCTAGGTAGTATCTTAAGTTACGCTTTTCCAATTGTATAATTTTCTTCAATTAACTTGATTGTTTCCTCATCAAAATATTCTCCAAGGTCAAGGATACAATATTTAACCCCCCCTAATTCTTTAATCTCAGCAGGGAATTTTTGTTCTTTTTCATCTAAGATAGAATCTAAATCGATATCATCTTCTTTGGATTCGTCATCGTCTATCTTCTCGCAAATATACTCAACCTCTTCGGATTCAGGATCATATACTATAGTTAAATTGTAACGTAATTTAGACATAATCCTAATTCTCCTTTTCGGAATATAGTATTCAGACAAGTCATAAAAGCAAGATAAATATGGAAAGGTTTCAAAAATTGTACCATTTTGATATACACTCTATATTCATCGGGTATCGGGCTTGAATCGGGCTTTTTAGATACGATTTTCGTTAAATTTCAATTCAAAACAAAAAGGAGATTATCTCATGAACGACGCTTTACAACTACCAACTAACATGCAACCAGTTGACCCCGACACACTTCCACAAGGGAGCAACGGATTCGTCTTGTGCCAGGTCAAACAATTTGATACTACTGATTCATTGTGTATCACCACTAACTTGTCTCAAACGCGTACCGTATTTGGACGACAAGTTAGCTTCTCTGTTTTTACCAAGGGACTAGATAGGAACAAACGCAAATCCGAGCAAATTCAATCGTTTTGGCTTTCACCTGACGATTTTACACAAGATGAAATCGACGATTTGTGCTCCGAAGGTTGTTTTCTCTATATGTCCCCAACTGGATATGCACCCGACGGTTGTGATGAACCAGTACTACGAATTTCTCAGTACAAACAATTCATCTCAACTCAACAGTCTACGCAAGAATCTACCAGTTCGCAGGAAACAGCTTCCGCACCAGTTCAATAGATTCATCTTCAATCAGTCGTGAGGTGCAAACCTTACGATTGGTTGTATGTTCTCGGTAATAATATATTGTAACTCATACATAGACTTGGAATGGGTAGTTAGTAGCCAACAATTAATAGCTTTGGGTTATATTTGGCTTAATGAGTGGTGTTACACTACTCGCTTTCTACCCAAACCCCCTATGTTTAACCTTGGAGGTAGTATGTCTCATTTCAATCAATTAATAGCTATGCTCGTAGCAGTTATATGTCTATTAGCGTGTCATATGTTAATAACATTGTATCTAATGTCAGCAACATAGGAGATAATAATGAATAAAATATCTATAAGACAATGTAACAAGCTTAGGGCTATGCTTATCATTGCTTTAACTAAAGGCTCTAAATTTAAGCTTATAAGCCCAAATAATTTCTACTCAGTACCTAGCCTTAGATATCTACTGAAATGGCTAAATAAAGGTACTATGTCGCGTTTAACGGCTAATAGAATAATTATGAAGAACTATAATTCTTTCACTAATTATATGTATAAGCCTAAAAGTAATTTTAAAATAAAAGGGTAGGTTTGACCTACTTCGGCCTGTAAGGTGGTGTACAATGGGAGTAATGAGCCCGTTGCTTGGGATTGTTCCCTGCTATGCTGCCTTACAAACTATTGATGCGGGGACGAGCCTTGGTAGGCTAATAAGTCTCATAAACTTACACAATTGTTGGTTCGATTCCAACCCCCGCTACTAAACCTAAATAAAACGGAGGCAAATAATGGAAACTAGCACCCCTAAAAATATCTATGTTGATGATGAAGTAGCTAAATTGAAAGTTAGACTACATCTACTTGACAAAGAGATTCTTAAAGTACAAACTAATATTAATATGCTATCTGAAAGAGTTAGTACTATTTCTAAAGCTCTTGTTATTATGACTGATAGTATTAAAGGTATTAATAACGCCCTAAGTATAATAACAGGAGGAGAAGAATTTAATGGATAATGTAAACTTTATATTAAATATTTGCTATCTAGTTATAGCTTTGTACTTCATTGTAATTGTAGGTGATATATTATGGACAGCTCTCTGGAAGATTCATAATAGAGTAAAAGACTATATTAAATATAGAGAGGGCTATAGAAGAAATAGAACTAAATAATATGAGAGGATATTGACAGGCGAGTAAATACCGTAAGGTAACATCAAAACTAACGAGGGTCAAGCTTTTCATATTATTTGAGAGAGTTACGGCTAAAACCACCATTCGTTAATATACTAGACCACAAGGTATTCGTATCTGGCGTGCTAGTTAAGCGTGGTCTCTCTCATTTAATTTGAGAATCAGTAATTGGTCCTGTAGATAGGCCTGTAACGTTGCAAAAGCAGGTTGTGGAAATGTTCAATCCACATTAAATGTCCTGAGAGGAATATGTTACACTAAACAGGTAGAGCTGAGATTCTCAAAGATTTAAAAAGGATGCTGAGGTGTTTATTTGAAATAATAAACGAGGACGTATAACTTAATAATATAGTCACAAGAATATCTGTGAAAAGATAAGGGAGTGATTAAACTATATTGTTTTGTGACTCGGACTGTGGAGAGTTGATTAAAAAACTCGAGTAGGCATATGATTAGAAAGGCACAAGGACAGATGGATATGGGAAGATAGGTGGTATACGCCGTATACAGCACCATATTACGAGGATTTCTCTCAAAAGTCACACCTTTCTAAAATTTAGGGTGGATAAATAATAGTAATAGGAGCATATTCTGAATGCTTTCATGCAAACTACTTTATCTGTTTATCTACCCTATTAAGTTTAGAGGAGAATAATGTTATTATGTAGTTTAAGTCAATAACAAATAATGTGAAACTACTGACTGTCAAGGGGGCTATGTAATAACGCCTCGGGTTATTTTCCTCTATTAATTTCAGTCAATGTTACTCCGACTGCGGTGTTCAGGACACCATAGCAAAAACCTGAGGAGGATATGGGGCACAGCGAGGGAGCTCTTTCCAGTGCCCCTAAAATTTAATTAACTAAAATGGAGGTAAAATGGCTATTAAAACACGTTGTTTGATAAAAGATCAGTTTGAAACTCAAAAGAAGATTGTAAGATTATATAAAGAAAATGTAGAAAATAAAGTGCCACAATGCTTGAATGATAAATCATTTAAACTTAAAGAAATATCAGGAATTGTTAAT